AACTGGTGCATTAACTGTAGGTACTGTATAATCCTAATTTATGTCAGTTATTGATAGAGTTAAATCTCATTTTGAAACTCTTAAAACTATCACTATTGAAGTTGAGGAGTGGAAAGACGAGCATGGTAATGCTAGTATATTCTATTCAGAGCCATTAACCCTTGAAGAAAAAAACATTATCTTTAAGAAGTCTAACAACTTTCAAGATTTAACTATTCTTGTAGATTTGCTTATAATGAAGTTGCAAGTCAAAAACGATAAAGGCGAAATGATTAAAGCCTTTAGCCCAGAAGATAAATTTGCATTAAGAAAAAAAGCTGATTCTAATGTTATCTCAGAAATTGCGAATAAAATCCTTTTAGATATTAATTACGAGGACGCTGAAAAAAAGTAGATAGCGACCCTGATGTTAGGTCGCTTTTAGTTGTAGCAGAACGATTACATCTCACAATCCAACAAGTTCTTGATATGCCAGTTAGCCATTATAATCTTTGGTTAGCTTACTTGAAAAAAGAACAAGAACAGTATAAAACAAAACAATCACTAGCAGAAGCAAGGAAATTTAAGTAATGGCAAATCAAAAATTATTAATTGATATAATCGCAAATGATAAATCTAAACAACCCTTAAATGGTGTTCAAAAAAGTTTAGGAAGATTAAAACAATCTGTATTTAATTTAAGAAATGCTTTTATAGGTTTAGGTGCTGGTCTAGTTATTAGGAATTTAGTTAATACAGGAAAAGAAATTGAAAATTTAAGAGTAAGATTAAAATTCTTACTTAAAAATACTAATGAGGGTGCAAAGGCATTTGAGAATATGACCAAGTTTGCATCAAAAGTTCCATTCTCACTTGAAGAAATATCAAGAGGTTCAGGAATATTAGCAACTGTTACAGATAATGCTGATGATCTACAAAAAATGTTAGAAATAACTGGTAATGTTGCAGCAGTTACAGGATTAGATTTTCAAACATCAGCAGAACAAATACAAAGATCATTTAGTGCTGGTATAGGTGCAGCAGATTTATTTAGAGAAAAAGGTGTTAGAAATATGCTTGGCTTTAAAGCTGGTGCAACAGTTTCTATTGAAGATACAGTAAAAGCATTTGAAAAAGTATTTGGCAAAGGTGGGAGATTTGGAAAAGCAACTGATGAATTAGCAGAAACTTTTCAAGGTACTTTATCAATGATTGGAGATAAAGTATTTAACTTTAAAAAAGTTATATTAGAAGCTGGATTATTCGAAACTCTAAAAAAAGAATTTGGAAAATTAGATGTAGCATTAGCACAAAATGCTGAATTAATTGAAAAAATAGGAGTAGGAATAGGAACTACTTTAGCATTAGGAGTTGAAAAATTAGCCCAATCAATTAAACTAATTGCAGAGTATTCACATTTAGTAAAAGAAACATTTAAAATACTTATTTCATATAAACTTGCTAAACTGTTTTTAAATATAGGTAGAGCATTAATACCAGTTGTTTCTGGTATGTCAGCAATTGCTACTTTAACTGGCCCAGTTGGTATTGGTCTAGCTGCTGCTGCTGCTGCTGCTGGTACTGCTGCTTATCATCTTTTAGGAAAAGAATTAGATTCTATTGCAGAAAAAATTGAAGAAAACCATAAAAAATTTAAAGAATTAAAAAGAGTATTTACAGGTGGTGGTTTTGATGCTGCTCAATATATTAAAAAAGATTTGTTTGATATTGCAAAAGTAGAAGAAACTATTGCAAAAGCAAAAGCAAAAGAATTAAAATTACAAAACTTTTTATTAGAAGAAGCTAATAAAAAAAGATCAAAATTCCATGAGTTAGAAATTCAAGGTATAAAAAAATTCCAAGAATTACAAGAAGAACTTAAACAAAAAGCAGAAGAAGAAAGAGTAGAAAAAATTAGAGAAGAAGGTTCTGCATTAGAAAATCTAAAAGAAAACTATATAGAGTTTTTTGAAAACTTTAATGCTGGTAGAGAAATTGCAGATATATTTTTTAATTCATTACAATCAGTAACTAAAGGTATTGGAGATGCTGTAGCACAAACAATATTATTTGGAAAATCTTTTAAAGATACATTTGGAAATATTGCAAGAAATATATTAGCACAATTAATATCGTCTTTAGTTCAAGTTGGAGTTAATATGGTAATAAATGCAACAATAGGTAAAAAATTACAAGCGGCATCAGTTGCATCAGGTACAGCTAGTGCCGCCGCTTTATCTGCCGCTTATGCAACACCAGCCGCTTTAGCTTCACTTGCTTCATTTGGAACAAATGCTATTCCAGCACAAGCTGCTTTAATATCAACTGTTGCATTATCAAATGTTTTATCTTCTGTTAAAGGTTTTGCAAAAGGTGGTGCTGTATCAAAAGATCAACCAATTCTAGTTGGAGAAAACGGGCCAGAAATGTTTGTACCAAACTCAACAGGCCAAATAGAACAATCTGCTAGAGGAACAGATATGGGAAGAACAATATTAAATTTTAACATTACTGCAACAGATGTAAAAGGAGTTGAGGAATTACTATTAGATAACAGATCAACTATTGTAAATGTAATCAATGGAGCATTAAACGATCAAGGCAAAGAAGCATTGGTCTAATATGAAAAAGTATAAAATAACGCATAAAATAAATGCAGATTTTATTGCTGAAGTAATTGTTAATGAAGATCAAATTGATAGTTCAATTAATGATCTGAAAGAATACAAGAAACCTAATAGTAAATTTGAATATACTATGTTAAAAGGTACAGAAAACGTAACCCAAACAACTTATGAAGAAGTTAATGAAGATAACAATAAATAAAAGGTATTAATTATGAGTGGCACATATCCTACATCTCCCGTTTTTTCTTCATTAGGCTTTAACAGTACACAAGCCACTAAAATTACAACAACAGATAGTGGTAAGGTTTTTGCTACACAAATAGATGGTCAAAGGTTTAAATTTTCAGCATCATATCCACCAATGAGAAGAACTGTTTTCTCTCCAGTTATTGCTTTTATAATGCAACAAAGATCACGAAAAGAAACATTCCAAATTACTTTGCCTGACCTTAGTAATGCAAAAGGAGATGTATCTGGTATTATAAGCACAAGATCAAGTGCAAGTGCTGGGGCTACTACTGTTGATATACAGAACATAACAGGAACAATTAAAGCTGGAGATTTTATAAAGTTTAATGGTCATACAAAAGTTTATATGGTTGTATCTGATGCAACAGCAGATGGAAGTAATGAAGCAACATTGACTATCGAGCCACCTTTAAGATCAAGTGTAGCTTCTGATGAAACTATATTATACGATAATGTTCCATTTACTGTTAGACTTGCAAATGATGTTCAAGAATTTTCAACAAGTCAAAATGATATTTATAGATTTGAAGTAGATTTTATAGAGGCTTTATAATGCCCAGAGGTTTATCTACAATACTCCAAACAGAAATTGCAAAGCAATCAATTAAACCTATTGCATTAGTTCAAATTAAATTTCCAACTACACAAAGATTTACAAATCATTATAAAGATATTGAAGTATCTGAAATATGGGATGATGCTTTAGGCTTATGGGATGATAGGGCTGGTAATTGGGATAGTGGAATAACTTATCTTGCAAGTTCTCATTTATTAAGAATATCTGCAAAGTCAGAAAGTTCTACACTAAATGTAAATTCTTTTAATATAGAATTATCAGCAGTAGAAAGTACATTTACATCAATACTACTTAATAATAATGTTTCTAATGATGAAGTAGCAGTAGATATAGGCTTTATAAATGATAGCGAACAATTAATAGATGTATTTAATTATGCAAAAGGATTTATAGATAATTTTAGCATAGATACTGATAAAGGAATTATAAATATAAATTGTACTTCTCATTTTGGAGATTTTAGTAGAGTTACAGGTCGTAAAACAAACGAGGGTAGTCATGGTAGATTTTTTGAAAACGATACTGATAGTTTTGAGTTTAGTTCACAAACTATAAGAGATTTAAAGTGGGGTAGAGAATAATGGGATTTTTTAGTAGTATTTTTAAAGCTATAACAAGTATCATTACTGATGTTATTAGTTGGATAATTCCTACTCCTGATGTTCCTGACATTGGCCAAAATGAATTTGAAAAAGGTATCTTAGTTAATAAACAATCTAATAACGCATCTGTTCCTGTAGTTTATGGAACAAGATTATTAGGTGGAACAAGAACATTTATAGAAGTTGAGGGAGACACAAATCAATATTTATATATTTGTTTAGTTTTATGTGAGGGAGAAATTAGCAATATTTTAAAAGTTAAAGTTGATGATAGTGATGTAACCTTTGATGCAGACTTTCAACATGGTGTAACTGTAACATCTGATGACGAGAGATTTGGAGCAAATATAAAAGTACAACCATTCTTTGGTAAAGACGATCAAGTACAATCCAGTTTATTAAATGAAGATACAAATTGGAACAGTAGTACAAACAGAAAATTAAAAGGCATTTGTTATCTTGCTGTACGTTTAGAGTGGGATCAGGACAAGTTTTCTAGCATACCAAAAATCCAAGCAGAAGTAGAGGGTAAAAAAGTTCCTGTAATTAATTCTAATTTAACTATAACTGAAAATACATTCTCAAATAATCCTGTATTTTGTTTATTAGATTATTTAACAAATGATAAATATGGTAAAGGCATTAATTATGGAGATATTGATAGACAAAGTTTTTATGATGCCTCTGTTGTAGCAGATCAAGAAGTAACTCCTTTTAGTGGTGCAAGTAACATTCCTCAATTTAGCTTAAATGTTGTTTTAGATACAGATAATAAAATATTAGATAATGTTAAATTTATTCTAAGAGGTATGAGAGGATTTCTACCTTATTCAGAGGGTTTATACAGATTAATAATAGAAACTACAGGCACATCAGTTTTATCATTAAGCAAAGATAATATTGTTGGTGGTGTTAAATTATTAAGCGAGAAAAAGAACTCTAAATACAACAGAATTAATATTGATTATATATCGCCAGAAAAAAACTATGAGAAAGATACTTTAGTATTTCCTGAAACAGATGCAGATCATCAAACATTAAAAACAGCAGATGGTGGTTTTTTACAAGAATTAAATTTAGACTTAAATATGATTACAAACCCTTATCAAGCATTACAGTTTGGTAAAGTAGTTTTAAACAGAAGTAGAAACCAATTAACTGTTGAATGTACTGCAACCTATGAAGCTATGAATTTATCAGTAGGAGACATTGTAGATTTAACAGATGATATATTAGGCATGAGTGCTAAACCTTTTAGAGTAATTGGTTTATCTATTAACTTTGATTATACTGTTCAATTATCTTTAGTAGAGCATCAAGATTCTTGGTATGTGTTTGATGAAAAGCAAGAAGTCGCTGTTGTGCCTGATACTAATTTACCTAATCCATTTAGTGTAAGACCACCAGCAAGTATAAGTATTAGTGATGAATTAATTGCCTATAATGATGGAACAGTTATCGTTGCATTAAATATAGCTATCACACCCTCTACTGATAATTTTGTTTATGAGTATCAAGTAGAATATAAAAAATCTAGTGAATCAGATTATAAAGTTCATGCAAAAGGTTCTATATTAAATCAAAGAGTTTTAAACGTAATTGACCAACAAACTTATGACGTGAGGGTTAAGGCCATCAATAGTTTAGGAGTATCTTCTACCTATGTAACAGAAACAAATTATTTAGTTGTAGGTCAGGTTGCACCACCTTCAGATGTTGAAGAATTTTCTGTAAATATAATTGGTAAAGAGGCACACTTAGGTTGGGAGCAAATACCTGATCTCGACCTTGCATATTATCAAATTAGATACTCAACACTATTAACAGGTGCTACTTGGCAGAACTCAGTATCATTAGTAGAAAAAGTATCAAGACCAGCCACATCAATTTCAGTTCCAGCACTTAAAGGAACTTACCTTATCAAAGCATTTGATAAATTAGGTAATGCTAGTGTTAATGCTTCATCAATTAATACTAATATTGCACAAATTGGAAACTTTAATGCAGTAGTAACACAAACAGAAGACCCAACATTTAGTGGAACAAAAACTAATTGTAGTGTTGTAGATGGCACTTTAAAATTAGATAGTGTTGCCTCAGATGGTATTTATGAATTTAGTTCTGTTATTGATTTAGGTGGAATATTTACAAGTAGAGTTACAGCAGTATTAGAACAATTTTCTGCTGACCCTGATGATTTATTTGATGCTGGTAGAGGATACACAAATTTTGAAGATGTACCCACAAACATTTTATTTGATGGTGCAATACCTCAAGGTGCAAAAGCCATATTACAAATAGCAATTTCAGACGACAATGTAACATACACACCATTTAAAAACTTTGTAATAGGAGATTACACAGCACAATATTATAAATTTAGATTAATATTATCTTCAAGAGATGCTAGTTCAATTCCTGTTGTATCAGGTTGTGAAGTTGTGGTTGATATGGAAGACAGAGTGATAAGTGGAGACGATATATCAAGTGGAACAAGCACAAAATCTATTACATTTGCTAGTCCTTTTAAATCTACCACTTATGCGATTGGAATATCGGCTCAAAACATGACATCGGGAGACTTTTACGAGATAACAAACAAAACATCATCTGGCTTTGATATTGCTTTTAAAAATAGTAGTAGTACAATTATAGATAAGACATTTGACTTTATTGCGAAGGGATACTAAAAGAACTTATGGCTCAACATGATTACGTAATAGCAAACCAAACATTTCCATCATACAGGAATGACCACAATAATAGCTTATCTGCTGTTGTTTCTAAAAATAGTGGTGCATCTGAACCATCAACAACTTATGCTTATCAATGGTGGTATGATTCAACAAATGATATTTTAAAAATAAGAAATGCTGACAATGATGCTTGGATTAACTTTGCCTCATTTGATCAAAGTAATGATAATTTTTCTCTAACAGTACAAGATTTAACAGTTAATGGAACAGGGGTTATTCCATCAGGAACTAAGATGTTATTTCAACAAACATCTGCACCAACAGGATTTACTAAATTAACTACAGAAAATAACAAAGCATTAAGAGTAGTAAGTGGAACAGCATCTACAGGTGGAACAAACTCTTTCACAAATGCTTTTAATTCTTCAAAAACTGTAAGTGGTACAACAGGAACATCATCAGTTACTATTTCAGGTGCAACTGCATCTCATACTTTAACAACAAGTGAGATACCAGCACACACTCACTATATAGGAAATAAAGATAATAATTTTCCTAATAGTTTATTCAGTAACCCAGATTTTACAGTTACAGTAAATAGTAATGGTGGTGCTGGAAATAACGACTACACTATGTTCGCTAGTAATAATAACACAACTAATTTAGCTGGTAAATCTAGTTCTGCTGGTGGAAGTTCAGGTCACACTCACAATATTAGTGTTACATCTGGAAGCCACTCACATTCATTTAGTGATAGTTTTAATTTAGATGTTCAATATGTAGATTTAATTATAGCAGAAAAAGATTAATGAAATTAGAGATTAAAGATAATTGTCCGTTAAACAATTTTAAACCTTGTAAAAAATTTGATTGTAATTGGTTTATACAAGTAAGAGGAACAAATCCTCAAACTGGAAAAGAACAAGACGAATATGGTTGTGCTATTTCTTATCTTCCTTTATTAATGATAGAAAATTCACAACAAACAAGACAAACAGGCTCGGCCATAGAAAGTTTTAGAAATGAAATGGTACAAGCAAATTTGAACTCTATGAAAGTATTATTAGGTAATAAAGTAATGCAAAAAGTAGAAAAAAAGGATAATATATAAAAATGGCACAAGATGGAACAACTGCTGGTGGGTCTAGTTATACTATAGATAATGTTACGTTTCCTGTTGGAAGAACGAAACTGCAATCTATATTTGATGCTATTCGTAGTACTAATATAGGAAATACTGCACCTGATCTTGTTGCTGGACAATTTTGGATTGACAATAATACACCCTCAACAACTGTTTGGACATTATACTTATATGACGGAACAGATAATATTTCTTTTGCAACAATAGATACAATTAATAACACAGTTAATTTTTTAGATAGTACCTTTGATTTAATAAATGATACAACACCACAACTAGGTGGAAACCTAGACCTAAACTCAAACGATATTACAGGAACTGGTAATATTAATATTACAGGAAGTATAACTTCTAATGGTGTTAATACATCAAGTTTTAATAGTGTGGATATTTCTGGTGAATTAAATTTGAATGCAACTGGAACTAATATTATTGATTTTGCAGGAACTGATACTAATGTTAGATGGTTAAATAGTAGTCCAGTTTTTGAAAGTGTTTTTACTGCAACAAGAAATGGTGAAATTAGTCTTAAATATAATGGTGCTGAAAAACTAGCTACTACATCTTCTGGTATAGATGTTACAGGAACAGCAGTTACAGATGGATTAACTGTTGCTGGTAATGTTAGTGTAGATGGTGGCACAATCAAACTAGATGGTAATTATCCTGTAGGTGCTGATAACGTAGCTTTGGGAGACACTGCTTTAGATTCAAATGTAGGTGGTGGTTATAATACAGCTATAGGTTCAAAAGCATTAACAGCAAATACAACTTATTGGAATACTGCTGTAGGTTTTGAGGCTTTATGTGATACTACATCTGGTGCAACAAACACAGCTGTTGGTGCAAGAGCCATGTGTGATAATACAACAGGTGGAAATAATGTTTCTGTAGGCTATAGTTCAATGTCTAAAAATACAACAGGTGGAGACAATACTGCTATTGGTCAAGGTTCTTTAATATCTAATACGACAGCTTCAAACAACACCGCTGTTGGTAAATCGTCTTTATCAGCTAATACGACAGGTCAATACAATATTGCTATAGGTACCTCTGCATTATGTGCAAACACTACAGCTTCTAATAATATAGCTATTGGAGTAAACTCACTTTGTTCTAATACTACAGCAAGATTTAATGTTGCTTTAGGTGACGTAACACTAAGAGATAATACAGGTGGTCAATATAACACAGCTATTGGTTATTCGGCTTTATGTTCCAACACAACAGCTTCCAACAACACAGCATTAGGTTATTTATCACTTACTGCTAATACGACAGGTCTTTATAATGTTGCAATAGGTGCTTGTGCTTTAAAAGCCAATACAACAACTAACTGTAATGTAGCAATAGGTTTTGAAGCACTAGAAAACATGGAGGGTGCTGATAACGTAGCTATAGGTTTTCAAACTATGGATATTGGTACAACTGGTAATTATAATGTTGGAGTTGGAAAACAAACATTAAGAAATAATACTGCTAATGGCAATACAGCTATTGGTCAACAAGCACTTTGTTCTAATACGACAGGTGCTAGTAACGTAGCTTTAGGTTGTTTTTCACAACTTGGTAATACAACAGGTTCAAATAACACAGGAGTGGGTTCTCAATCTTTAAGATGTAACACAACAGGTACTAATAATATAGCATTAGGAGCAAGTGCTTTAAGAAACAACACCACTGCTTCCAATAACACAGCAGTAGGTTTATGTTCACTTTATGCTAATACGACAGGTACAGGTCTTGTTGCAGTAGGTTGTGGTGCTTTACAATCTAATACGACAGCAAATAATAATACAGCAATTGGTTATCAAGCTATGAGATTAACTACTACAGGTGGTGCTAATACATCAGTTGGTCACTGCTCAATGTGCACTAACACAACAGGTAGTGCTATTGCAAGTTTTGGTAATGAATCTTTATTTTCTAATACGACAGGTACTCAAAATACAGCTTTAGGATTTAGAAGTTTACGTTCTAATACAACAGCAGATAACAATACAGCAGTGGGTTTCTGTTCACTTTATGCTAATACAACAGGTACTAGTAATACTGCAGTTGGTTTTGCTTCTTTAGATGCTAACACTACTGGCGTATTACTAACTGCAGTTGGCTCATCTGCTCTTAGTACGAACACAACAGGCAATGGAAACACTGCGGTTGGCTCATCTGCTCTTGGTGCAAACACAACAGGAACAGACAACACTGCCGTTGGCAGTTACTATACTACTCAAGCACCATTACGTTATAACACTACTGGTAACTACAATACAGCTTTAGGTGGAGGGTCATTATCTTTTAACACCACAGCATCAAACAACACCGCAGTGGGTTATCAATCACTTTTTACTAATACGACAGGAACTAGAAATGTTGCAGTTGGCTATTTAACACTTACTAATAATGTAACTGGTGGAAATAATACGGCACTAGGATTTTGTGCTGGAACAAGTAATACTGGAACTGCTAATACAGCTATAGGAGATTCAGCACTTAGATTAAATACAGCAAATGATAATACTGCTGTTGGTAACAGAGCATTGTATTCAAATACAACAGGAACATTAAATACTTCTATAGGTTA